AAGGAGGAATAGGTCCTATGAACGAATACCCACTGAGGTCTCAAATTGTACAAGCGTCAGCCCGGGAGTTAATGCTGCAATGGGACGGGAAAAGTTCATTCGTGCGGGTTTTTCTGTGGGCGCCGGTGGGTACCGCCGGCTGTTATCAATATCGAGAATTGGCGGTCTATCGCCCGGACAAGAACACGCTCGAGAGATTGGAATTGAACTGGGTGGATCTGGCTCGTTTCATCGGGGAGTTAAATAGCCTGCTGATGCACTTGATGTGGCAGCGCAGCCGCGATTTTGCCTCCCAGGAGAAGGCGGAAATTTCTACAGCAGAAAATCCCGAGGAGAAAGCGTGATTCTCTACCACGTCACCACCCCGAAAAAGGCCAAATGCTACCGGGCCAGCGGCCAGATCAACCGAATCGTGCGCGGCTTCAGCACACTGATGGGGGCCATGGCCTGGGCCATTCACGCCCGGCGCACGGTGATCTACCAAATCGACACGGGCGACTCCCCGGTCTGGAAACTCCCGGATCATCACAACCCCTGGGGAGAAGCCTGGTGGGTGGAGGGCGATGTGCCGGTGGACCGCATCAAATGCGTCCTGAGCGGCGGCGAAAAGTGGCAGGAAAATCCCCCGGAGGAAAACTCATGACTCGGGATTTCGGCTGGGCCTACTGGACCATTCTGGCGCTGATCGTGCTCTTTGCGGTCCTGGCCTTTACGCTGGCGGGGTGAAAATGCTGATCTTAAGGAGTCCCAATGCCTAATGAGAAAACGTTTTGTCCCGAGTGTAAGGCGGTCTTGACTGCAATGGATGTCTGGGGTGAGAAGCACGCCGGTTGTATGAAATGCGGATGGTGGGAACCAACCCGTTTGCAGACCTCCGATCTGATCGGCTGTGGAGTCGTGGGACTCATAGTGCTCTTCTTGGTAGTGGGGCTTATTGTGGGAGCGCTACGGTGATCATTCAGGCGGATGCTCGCTTCCTACCCCTCAAGGACAACTCCGTGGATGCCGTCGTGACGGACCCACCCTATAACCTGACGAGCGGGGATAAGCGCAGCGCCAGACGGGCAACCCCACTGGAATCGTCGCGAGAGAAGGCCCGTGGTTTCATGGGCATGAAGTGGGACGGAACCGGAGTGGTGTTTGACCCCGAGATGTGGGCGGAAGTCCTGCGCGTGATGAAGCCCGGAGCGCACATGCTGGCCTTTGGCGGCTCACGCACGTTTCACCGTGTTGCTTGCGCGATTGAGGATGCCGGGTTTGAGCTAAGGGACTGCTGCATGTGGATTTACGGGTCTGGATTCCCAAAATCTCGGGATGTCAGCAAGGCGATCGACAAGGCGGCAGGAGCGGAGCGAACTGATGGCATAAGAGAGTGGCGTGGAGGACAACGTCGTTCGGGCATTAAGGGTGAGAATCTCGGGACGCGGACACTTGCTAAATTCGATACTCCTGCTACCGACGCTGCCCGAGCATGGTCCGGCTGGGGCACCGCGCTAAAACCCGCCTATGAACCGATTATCCTCGCCCGCAAACCCCTTTCGGAAAAGAACGTGGTCGCGAATGTCCTGAAGTGGGGAACCGGGGCGATCAACATTGACGCCTGCCGCATTGGAACAGAGCAACGCAGTTATCGGGGCAGCGGGGCGCAGAAAAGCAAATTGCTCAATCACGGTGCGGGCGATACGGGTATCGGTCTGATGGATGGCCGGGGCAAAGATACTGAATTTTCTGCTACCGGACGTTGGCCCGCGAACGTGATTTTGGATCAGGAAAGTGCTCAACTTCTGGACGAGCAAAGCGGGGAACTGACCAGCGGAGCCAATCCCACGCGCCGGGGAACCGACAAATTCCGGGGCATCTATTCCGCTTTCGAGGGACAAGCGGAGTGCGTGGCGCACCGGGGCCAGGATTCCGGGGGGGCTTCGAGATTTTTTTACACAAGCAAGGCGTCTTCTGCCGAGCGGGGCGAAGGCAACAATCACCCCACGGTGAAGCCCGTCGATCTGATGGAATGGCTCTGCAAACTGGTCACTCCGCCGAACGGCCTGATTCTCGACTGCTTCTACGGAAGCGGATCCACCGGAATTGCCGCCGTCAACTCGGGATTTCGCATTGTCGGGATCGATCTGGAGTATCACGGTATTTCCCGGCAGCGACTCTACGGGCCGCTTTTCGCCAAAGTCATCAACTCCGTTTAGGAAAAATTTCGGCGCCGAAAATTCCCGCCCTTGAAAAACCTTTGCGTCCCGGCTCGCTTTGCCCTTACGATTGAGGCTGATAAAGCCTTATCAACCTTTTGCAAAAGGAGAAGATCAAATGGCAGAGCAAAAAGAGAAGTGGGGCAATGACGTAGGCGCCGGGGCCGGCGAGGCCTTCAGTAAGGGGTCCAACACCGGAACCGAGTACGGTTTCCAGGAGCGGCCCGCCCACGAGTACAACCCGCAGGGCACCCACGGCGTGAACGGCACCCCCGTCCAGGACAAGGGTGAGACCTACATCGGCCCGACCACCAACCCGTCCAAAGTCGACTAACGGAGGCCGGGGCTTTTTCGCGAAAGCCCCGGACCGCTTATGGACTTCAAAGAGACGCTCGCCCGTTCCCGCACCTACCAGGGCGCTCCCCAGGAGCAGACCGCGGTGGAAACGCTCCCCGACATGAACGGCCCGGAAGACCCGATTCCCCTGGAAGCGACGACTTTTTCCCTGCCCTACATGGTGGAGCAGACCCCCGAGGAGTGCCGGGAGGACGCGGACGATGACGAGTAGGGACCCGGTCAAGAGCCTGATCGAAGCGGTCGAACGCGCCCTGCGGGGGAACAAGGAAGTCATCGACCTCCTGCAGGACTATCCCTGCCGCGCCTGGCGCGGGCAGTTGGAACTGAATTTTAACGCCGGGCGCCTGGAAAACGCGCAACTGGCGAAAATCAACATCATTCGCTGATTCCCGGGTGAATCCGCAGACACGGAGCCGGAATCCGAGAAATTTCTGTTGCAGAAATTTCCTGGGTCCCGGCTTTTTTGTTTATGGACGAACAACTGGCGAAACTGGAAGACGCCCTCTCCGGCAAGAGTTTTCGCAACCCGGTGCGCTTTCGCGAAGCCGAGGAAGGCGAGCCGATCCGCTTTGAAGAGCCGCCGACCTTCGACGAACTGACCACCCCCGAGTTCATCCGCACCGATGACGCCGCTCTGGCCCATGTCCAGGCCCGCATGCGCAGTATCCGCGAAGCCAAACAGGCCTATACCGACCGCAACAACGTCCACTACCAGATGTACCGCGGCTACACCAAGCCGAGACAGTACCCGACCGGCGAACCCCGCTCCAACATCCACGTTCCCTACTCCTTTGCCTCGGTCGAGCAGATGGTCCCGCGCATCGTCAAAGCGGTGCTGGTCGACGGCTACAACTTCTTTGACGCGATCCCGGTCGGACGGACCGACAAGAAATCCGCAGCCAACCACAAGAACCTGATCAAGTGGCAGATCCGCCAGTGCATGTTTCTCATTGAGTTCACGGTCTTCGTGAAATCGGCCGGGATGTACGGCTACTCCTGCGCCAAGGTGGGCTGGGACTTTCAACTGGGCTCGCGCTGGCGACTCAAACTCGCCGAAGGCGTCGAGCAGATCCCGGGCGGGCGCCTCATGATTAAGGACCCGACTAAGCTGGGACTGGCCGGCACGCCCGAGGAACTGGCCCAGTACGTGAACTACGTGCTCGACGAGGAGTTTCGCGTCAAGTGGGGCCACGCCCTCTGGGAAGAGACCAAGGAAGAGTTCGTGGTGGTGAAGGACGGGAACACCTTCACGTGTCTCGATTGGGACGAGTTCTACCCGGATGAGCGAGCCCGCTACACCCTGCATACCGGAAGAGACTTCATCCACGAGCACAAGGTCACCTTGCGCGAACTGATGGAAACCCGCATCCCGCTCTCGGATATCGGGGTTTATACGAATCTGGATCAGATCGACTTTCGCGCCAACTACACCGAGGGGGACGCGAACAAGGAATCCAAATCGGCCCTGGTCGGCGCGACCCGGGAAGGGGTCTCGGGGGAAAGCGACAAGACCAATCGCGACCGCGGCGCCCAGATGGTCACGCTCTGGGAATACTGGACCAAGGACTGGGTCGTCACGATCGCGAACGAAAAGACCTGCATCCGGCGCGATCCCACGCCCTACTGGCATCGGATGCTGCCCTTCGTCGATTTCAACTACACCCTGGTTCCGAACGAACTCTACGGCATCGGCGTCATCGAAAGTTTCCGCGACCTCCAGAACGCCCTGAACACGATGACCAATATGGATCTCGACAACTGGAGCCAGATCATCAACCAGATGTGGATCATCCATACCCAGGCCAATATCCCCGACGAGCAACTGGTGCACCGGCCCGGAGGAATCATCCGCAGCCAGATCGACCCGGTGAAAGCCGTGATGCCCTGGCCCAAGACTTCTATCGCCCCGGAAACCAGCCTGAAGCAGCAGGAGATGCGGGCCAACATGCAGGCCGCCTCCGGCCTTACGGATTATCACTATCAGGGGATGAGCGCCAAATCCTCGGCCGGCAACACCGCGACCGGCATGATGCAGGTCGCCGAGGAGACCAATTCCCGTCTGCAACTGGCGGTGACGGTCTGCGAGGTTCAGGCGCTTTATCCGCTTCTGAAGATGTGGGCGTCGAACAACCACGAGTTTTTACGCGCCAGCCAGTGGATTGCCATTTTGGGCACGCCCAAGCCCTCCCAGAAACTGGTCCACCCGGAGGATATCGCCGGGGAGATCGACGTGCGTTTCTTCGGAGCGCAGCGACTTTTGCAGCGCACCACCGAAATGCACAACTTCATCAACATGCTCCGGGCGGTCGGGAACATGCCCTACTTCGCCAACCAGTTCCAGCCCCGCGAGATCATGCGTAAGTTGATGGCCATGATCTTCGAGGACGATCCGGACGCCCTGCTCGTCCCGGCGCCGGAGGACCTGCTCACGCCCGCCGAGGAAAACGAGCAGATGGTGATGTGGGGCAAAGTGATCGAACCCTCGACCGAAGAGGATATCGTGACGCATCTCGGCCAGCACCAGATGATGCTCAACTCTCCCGTCTTTCAGGCGCT